TATTCATGTTATTCATATTATTCATATTATTCATATTCATATTATTCATATTATTCATATTATTTTATATTGTAGGTTGGTTGGGATAATGATAAAGGATAAAATGAATTTATATTTGTATAAACAAAAAGTAAATAAATTGCATGGAGGAAAAGAAGGAGATAATAAATTTGGTGAAAACAGGAGATTTGATATTGTGTGATGATTTAGAATATAAAAACTGGGGACTTTTGAGTTGGTTAATAAAATTTGCAACAAAAAGCGATTTTTCACATGTAGGTATGGTTGTAAAAGACCCGGATTTTACCAAGGTGGCAATGAAAGGAACATACATATGGATGTCAGGAACCTCAAACATACCTGATTCAGAAGATAACCATATGAAATTTGGAGTACAAATGGTTCCATTTGAAGAATATGTAGGAACGTATGGTGGTAAATTGTACCTTAGAAGAATACATTGCACAAAATATGAAGAAATATTTAGTAACGAAAAATTAAAGAAAATACATGATGTTGTGTATGATAAACCATATGATATTACAATAACTGACTGGATTGAAGCATATTGTAAGAAAGATCCTCATCCTCAAAAGACAAGCCGGTTTGTTTGTAGCGCGTTTATTGGGTATATTTACACCCAACTGGAACTTTTAGCGAGAGACACAGACTGGAGTATTCTTTGGCCTAGTTTTTTTTCAAGTGAAAATCCTGATTTGCACTTGTTAGAGGATGCATATCTTGAGAAGGAAAAAATAATAAAATAATCAAACATCAAACAATTGGGCAAACAATATTTTTTCACAAATACATGTTGATGTTGGGTTGTTCATTTTGATTTGCTTTTATTAGTTTGTCAACTAGGTGAGATGTAACCGTAAAAGGGAACCCGACTTCAAAAGATGTTTCTTTTTCATCAAAAAGGGTTGTGCCTGGATGTATTAAGCGGTACAGATTCAATTTGGTGTAAATTGTTTCAATGCACCTTTTGAGGTTTCGGACCCCGGATTCTTTGTTAGTGTGATGTTGAATAATGTGTTCAATTGTTGAGTCATCCATAAGAATGTCATCTTGTTTGAATGAAACTTCATTGCATATGCGCGGTATCAAATAGTTTTTAGAGATAACAACTTTGTCTTTGACTGAATAACCATTGGTGCGTATTTTGTACATGCGATCTAAAAGGATGGGATTAACCCGTGATTCGTCGTTGTAACTGAATATGAATAAACACTTGCTCAAGTCAAAATGAATTTCTGAAAAGTATTTGTCATGAAACTGACTGTTTTGAGTAGTGTCGGTGAGATGCGTAAGAATGCCGACCAATTCATCTCCTTTTGAGGTGTCACTAATTTTATCAAGCTCATCAAAGTAAATGACTGGGTTGCTGGATTTGCACCGAATTAGAATATCAACAATTTTGCCCCACGTGCTACCCTCGTATGTATATGAATGTCCTTCCAAAAAGCTGCTATCAGTGGCACCTCCGAGTGCTATGAATGCAAAGTCTCGTCCAAGAATTTTGCTGATTCCTTCTTTTACCAAGGAAGTTTTTCCAGTACCAGGAGGTCCATGAATTGCAACTGCAGTACCAATTGCGTTTGGGTTTGATAACCATTGACCAACCATTTGCATAATTTGCATTTTGGCATCATTCAATCCATAAACGGCTGAATCAAGAGTCTTTTTTGAGTTAGTCATGAAGGAGTGACAAGAGTCAATTCCATCTGAAATTGTTATAGGAATGTTTTTGAATTGGTTGAATGGTATTCGCATAAAAGCATCAACCCAATTTTTTAGTTTGCAATACTCACCACACCCTGGGTCCATGTATTGCAACATACCAATTTTCCTTATAGCAACTGCTTTCATGTCACGTGGAATGTCTGATTCCAATAATGTGAGTTTGTATGGTTTTTGAATTTCAGAAATTTTTGAAACAGCGGTTAGTTCATCAATCATATGAGATTGTTGTTTCAAAGACAAATGAGTTTTAAAGTACTCTAAGTCATTTGTGGTGCTCTTCTTTTTCAATAGTTTTCTAAATTTTTTTGAATTGCTTGATTTGTGTTTGTGTGTGAGTTCATCCAAATCTTCTTTTATTTTTTGCTCAGAAGCATCAAGTGTCTTCAACTGATTCAATACGACGCGTTTGTTTTTGGTGTTGGTCAGTAAATCTTCATATGTTTTTCGTAAAGATTTTAGCATATTGAGTTCGTCTGTATACTTTTGTTGTTGTGTTTCAACTGCAGAAATATCAAATTCTTCAGATTCTGAGTCAGAAGACGAGTAAAATGTTTCATCATCTTCATCATAGTACTCTTCTTCATCATCATCATATGTTCTCCAAGAAGCATCGGATGATGAAGAACCGGGAACATAGTCTTCATCACTGTCGTCGTCGTCGTTGTCGTCAACGTACTTTTTACTGAAATCAAATCTCTTTGAAATATCATTGGGTTCAACATGAATGATAATATTGTATTTTTTTTCTTTTTTTTCTTTTTTATTTACTTTGGAGGTTGATGGTTTTTCCAAATTTGTGATTGGTGAAGTGTTCTCCGAAAATATTGAATTGATAAGTGCATTTGCAATGGGGTCATCTTCTTTTGGTGACGTGGTTGAAACTGGTGATAATTTATTTTTGCTTTTTATCTGTGTTGATTCGCTTGGTGTTAGCAATGTGCTGATTTTTTCCAAGGCGTCTACCTTTTTTTTAATGTGGGTTGATGGATATAGTTGAGAGAGCAAGGTGTTGACTTCAATCCGTTCTGTCACATTTTTCAAGGTTTCTGTTTTAGTTTTTTTTGACTTGGGTTTGGGTAATTCTTTCTTTTCTTCGGTTTGATTTGATGTATCATCATCTTTTTTATTTGTGTCATGATCTTTTTCATCTTTTGGTTTGACAGTTTTGATGGGCTTGGGTTTTATAGTTTTGGGTTTGACTGTTGTTGCCTTTTTTTTTGTTTTAGATTCAGGGGTGTTGTCATCTTCGGTTAGTTCATCACTTTCAATAGGAGGAGGAGGATTGTCTGGATTAGTTAACCCAGGTTTACATGTTGGTTCTGTTTTTTTGGAACGTGTTGGTTTTTTGGACATGGTAGAGAGTGAAATTGTCATGAGATTGTTGCCCAATAATCTGAAAATGCGTTTATATTCTTATGATGTATTTTATAATATTGTTTGATTCAATTTTTTGAATAATTTGAAATTTACATAAAAATTGAATTCCAAAACAATCTAAATATTATTTGGTTAGTATAAAGAAGATTCAACTAAATGAGCGGCGGCGCATCTGTGTCAAAAATAGTTGGAATACAATTTAGCATTCTTTCCCCGGAAGAAATAAGAAAAGGTGCAGTATGTGAAATTACGAGTCGTGACACGTACGTTGGTAACAAGCCGGTGTTGGGTGGATTATTTTGTCCATATATGGGAGTTTCAGAACCAGGTATGTTGTGTCCAACAGATGGTTTGGATTACATGAGAACCCCAGGATACTTTGGGAAGATTGAGCTTGCGCAACCAGTCTTTTATTATCAGCACATAAACACCATTCATAAAGTGTTGCGATGTGTTTGTATGAAATGTAGTCGTTTGTTGATCAACAAAGAAGCCCATAAACAGTGTTTAAAAATGAATTCAGATGAAAGGTGGGCATATGTGTTTAGTCACGCAAGCAAAGTAAAAACGTGTGGCGACGAAACAGAAGATGGATGTGGATTCGTAGTGCCCAAAAAAATCAAAAGAGAAAATTTAGCTATGTTGACAGCGGAGTGGGACAGTGAAAGTGTGAAAGGATTATCAGAAGAAGATGCAAAAAAAATGAACATGCAATTGACCCCTGATATAGTATTGAAAATATTTCGCAGAATAAGCGACGATGATGTTTCTTTCATGGGGTTCAGTCCAGTGTTTTCACGACCGGACTGGATGATTTGTCAGGTGTTGGCAGTTCCTCCGCCGGCAGTAAGACCATCCGTAAAAATGGATGGTCATCAAAGAAGCGAAGATGATCTCACTCACATCATTGTGAACATTGTTAAAGCAAACAAAACTCTACAAGAAAAAATAAGAGATGGTGCTCAAACATCAGTTTGGCACATGGTTTTGCAATATTATTGTGCCACCATGGTTGATAATAACATTCCAGGTGCTGCTCCAGCTGCACAGCGTTCTGGGCGAAAATTGAAATCCATTAAAGAAAGAATCAACGGAAAAGGCGGACGTGTGCGTGGAAATTTGATGGGAAAACGTGTTGATTTCTCAGCAAGATCGGTTATCACTCCTGATCCTAATTTATCAATCCGAGAATTGGGGGTTCCATTGAAGATTGCCACAAATTTGACAAAGCCCGTGGTTGTAAATAACATGAATCGCAGGTTTTTGATGTCTCTTGTCCGAAACGGACCAGATAAATATCCTGGGGCAAAAATTTTGGAAAGAAAGGGAGGTGAAAACATTTCATTGCGATATGCAGATCGTGAAAACATTGTTTTACACAATGGAGACATAGTCCATCGTCACATGATGGATGGAGACGGTGTTTTATTCAACCGACAGCCAACACTTCATCGGATGAGCATGATGTGTCATATTGCAAAAATAATGAAGAGAGGAGATACTTTTCGGATGAACGTAGGAGATACAAAACCATACAACGCAGATTTTGATGGCGATGAAATGAACATGCACATGCCGCAAGATGAAGAAGCAGAGGCAGAATTGAAAAATTTGGCGGCAGTTCCATTTCAGATAATAAGTCCGGCAAAAAATGAATCAATCATTGGAATATTTCAAGATTCGTTATTGGGTTCTTATCAAATGACACGACAAAACATAACATTCGGATCAAGACAAGCAATGAATTTGCTAATGGCATTTTCATCGTTGGATGAAACTTTGTTTACAAAAAAAAGTGATAAATTTACAAGTTTTGAAATATTGAGCCAAATAATGCCAGCTATTACGTTGAAGTATAAAACAAAAGGATTTGCAGAAAATGATGATATTGCAACGTCCCCCGGTGTATTGGAGATTACGGATGGAAATTATTTACGCGGACAACTGGACAAAACAGTGCTTGGAGGAGGAAGCAATGGTCTTATTACCAGAACATGCAATGACTACGGAAATTTGATGGCATCAGATTTCATTGACAATTTGCAGAATATTGTAACAGAATACATGAAAACAACCGCATATAGTGTAGGAATAAGCGACTTGATTGCAGACAATTTGACAAAAACACAAATTTTAGAGTCAATCCGTTCAAAAAAGCAAGAAGTTAAAAATTTGATAGACCAAACATATTTGGGAGTATTTGAAAATTCAACTGGAAACACAAATGAGAACGAGTTTGAATTCAAGGTAACAAACATATTGAACAAAGCAACCAATGATTCGGGTTCAATCGGTTTGAAGAGTTTGAGCAAAGACAACCGGTTTGTCACAATGGTAAAAGCTGGATCAAAGGGTGTTGATTTAAACATTTCTCAAATGATTGCATGCCTGGGACAACAGTTGATTGATGGCAGGCGCATTCCTTACGGATTTGAGAACAGAACGCTTCCGCATTTTACGAAATACGATGATTCGCCAGGTGCACGCGGATTTGTTGAAAATTCATTTATATCGGGTCTTACGCCTGAAGAATTATTCTTCCATGCTATGGGTGGTCGTGTCGGTCTTATTGACACCGCAGTCAAAACAAGCACAACTGGCTACATTCAAAGGCGATTAATCAAAGGAATGGAAGATTTGAAAATTGAATATGACATGACAGTGCGAAATAACAAATCAAGAATCATTCAATTTGCATATGGAGAAGACAATATAGATCCAGTGAAGGTTGAAAGCCAGTTAGTGCCACTCGTTTCCATGAGCCTTGAAGACATATACGCACATTATCACATGCCGAGCAGTGATGCCAAAGACATTGTGTTTACGTCTGCCTTTACAAAAGGAGTTATCATGAGAATGAAACGAGAAAAATCAGAAAGTGATACAAAATTCAAAGAACTCATTGATTACATGATTGAAGAGCGTGAACAAATAATAAAATGTGTGTTTCGCGGCAAAGACGTAGACAAAGTATTTATGCCAGTGGGATTTGTTCACACAATCAACAATGTCAAAGGTTTGCAACAAATCAACAATAATTCAGTGGTTGACATAACCCCACTTGAAGCATTGAAACTAATTGAAGAAAAGTACAAACGGTTGGAATTGCTGAATTATTGTCCTCCAACCAGACTCTTCAAAGCAATGTATTATTATTATCTATCACCCAAAGATTTGCTCATGGTGAAAAGATTCAACAAAAAAGCATTGATTGTTTTGCTTGAAATGATTGAGCTGAAATATAAGAGCTCAATTATTGCACCAGGCGAAATGGTTGGCATGATAAGTGCACAAAGCATTGGAGAGCCTACAACGCAACTTACATTGAATACTTTTCATACTGCTGGTAGTGGAGTGGCAGTGAAAGCGAATGTCACACGTGGTGTTGCAAGAATTGAAGAATTGCTTTCCATAACAGAAAATCCTAAAAACACGTCTTTGACAATTTATTTGAAAGCAGATGAAGAAATTGACATTGATCGCGCGAAAGAACTTATTCCCCAAATAGAGTTGACTGTATTGGTTGATTTGGTTGAAAGTTCAACAATATGTTTTGATCCTGACGACATGAACACATTGATACAAGAAGACAAAGAAACTATGTCTCAATTCAATGAATATCAAAAAATGTTGAATGAATGTGCAGAAAATGCATCGGATGAAGGAGAGTCCAGTTCATCCAAATGGATTATTCGCATAAAAATGAACCGTGAAATGATGTTGGAGAAAAAAATAACAATGGACGACATCCATTTTGCAATCAAAACTGTTCATGGGGAAGATGTCACTTGTATATTCAGTGATTACAATGCTGACAACTTAGTGTTTCGTCTTCGTATGAACAACATAAATGGAAAAAAATCACTGAAACCCAAAGAAAATCCATTGGATCAATCAGACAAGATATACATTCTCAAAAATTTTCAAGACAACCTTTTGAATAACATTGTTTTAAGAGGTGTAAAGAACATTTCCAAAGTAACACTTCGTAAACAAATGGATAACTTGAAGAAAGAAGATGGCGGATACATAAAAAAAGAAACCTGGGTTTTAGACACCAAAGGAACGAATTTGGTAGATGTACTTGGGTTGGATTATATTGACATGTCTCGCACCATAAGCGATGACATTCAAGAGATATACAATCTTCTTGGAATAGAGGCAGCCCGAGAAGCGCTTTTGTCTGAAATGACCGCAGTTTTTGAAAATGATGGAACCTACATAAATTATCACCATTTGAGTTTATTGTGTGATCGCATGACCGCAAGTTCTAATATGGTATCAATTTTCCGTCACGGAATAAACAATGATCACATTGGTCCCATTGCAAAAGCCTCATTTGAAGAGACGCCAGAAATGTTTTTGAAGGCGGCTCGTCATGCAGAACTGGATCCGGTTCGCGGAATTTCAGCAAATGTCATGTGTGGTCAAGAAGGGTATTATGGCACAAGCAGTTTCCAGCTCTTGTTGAACCTGCCAGAAATGATGTCAAAAATGGAAGAATTATCTACCAAAAACTATAACCAAGAAGTTGAAATTTCAGAAGCATTGAATAGTATAGACACTGGAGCATGTTCATTGAATAAGCTTACATTTGATTCCAATATTGGAACCATTCAAAAAACCGATCTTGGGAAAGTTGAAGAAAACTATGACATTGGATTTTAGACCAATGGGCATTTTAAATGGGCACTTTATAACTCATATCAAAAATCTTTTTTATGATTTCCAAAAACATACTTTGATGAACCCCTTCTCGTTTTTACATTTAAGTATTTTGTCCTATTGGTATATTACTTTTCAAAAAAAGAAATATAAAATGAACCAGTCTACTACTTGCATAACGCAATACCATGGTTGAAAATGACAATCAAGTGCACACATTCCGGTGCAACAAGTGCCAAAAATTCAAACACGTGTTAAAAAAAGTGGCGGACAAGCAGCAACATGGGTTTGCGTGCGAGGACTGCTGGACTTCCATTGAAACCCGGACGCGATACAGTGGATGTTTGATTGGATGAGTGATGCGTGCATTTTTTTTTGTTGAAATTATACCCGGAGTCCGTGATATCTAATGTCATTTTTTCATTTGTATGTTGATATGAAGTTATTCACCGAATTTAATTGCGGTGTGGAAAAAAGAATGGTAGTTTGTTTCATGACTTCGGAAACAAAGTCGGATTGAATTGACTGATCAAGAGAGAATTTGATATCATTAGAAGAATTAGTAACAATACTGTAAGTAGGAGCAACATCACGAACCCGTCCAATTGTCATGATGTAATAAAAATTGAGGGTCTTGGAGTTTAAAGGTGAGGGTACTGTTTTTTCAGTTGATAAAACAAGAAGGGGTAATTTGTTTTCAATTAGTGCATGATGTTGATGTGCAGAAAACAATACAATAGGAAGTTTAAAATGTTGAGCAATAATCCACAAATCAAGGTGTGTCATAAAATAAAACGTATTCATAATAAAGGTCTCAATATTTGCAATCAATGCTAAGCGATTTGTTATTAAATGTTTATAATAGTTTACTAACTGAACCTTGTTGGTTTGACACAATTCAGTGTATTTTGCTATGAGGATTGTTTTCAAATCAATAACTGTGATATCTGAATACTGAGAATTTTCTTGGTGAATAATTGAGAGAACTACCTGAAAAGTGCATTCTCCTTCAGCATTTTCATATGACAACAATTTCATGGATGGAGGAAAATATTTAGCACTTGATTTTACAAGAGGGGTTACCGTGTGTAATTGACACATTTCTTTGGGTTCATTATCATGAAAAACATAATTATTGGATGGGGTTTCATTTGCATTCAAAGATGGATTTACATCATAAAACGTGTTATGTTTTGCAAATTGGTTTACAACTCCAGTGATTGGTTCAAGATTTTTAAAATATGAAGTAATTTGGGAGTAAAATAAAATGATTTCTTCATCATTTAGGTTGTATTGAATGTGAGGGTGCATTGAGGATGAACGAGACAATATGAATCTACGAATGCGGGTATATCTCAATAATTCATCTGCTAATTTAGCATAGTAAACCACATAGTTATTCAATTTGTTTACTAAGTTGATATCAGGTATAATAATATTACAGTCGTCATTAGGCTCTGATTGAATTCTAATGCATGTATTTGGTTGATATTCCAACCGATTTTCGTGTGATATGCACTCCATGAATATTTTAGAAGAAGCATTGAACTCTTGGGTACTAATAAACTTATCAAGCGCTTTTTCAGAAAATCTAGTAAAAGTAATAAAAGGATCTCCTACTTCTTGACAAATTTGCATTAACTGTTGAATTGTTTCAATATGTCTCTCTTCATGATTGAAGCCATCTTTCAAAATGTCTTCTATTTGTTTTTTTTTGTCAATGTTTTCTATTTTGTTTATTATGATTCTCATGGAATTACGAAAGGTTTGGTACATGTTGAACTCTAAGTTGATTGCGTTCACATAATTGATGCGATCATTATCTTCTTGTGTGGTTGTTTGCAGAGTTGCATCAATTTTATTAATGTTTTCCGTGTTATAAGCAATTGCATTCATTGGGTGTTTTGTTTTTACAAATGGGATGTTTGATTTTGGAATATACGGATTTATTTCAACAAATTGATTTGTTTCAGTGATGATTCCAATTAAGTTTGCGTCATCAATGACATGAAGCACGGGTAAACATGGGATTTTTCGTTTAGTTTCATTGCTAACAAATGTAAGAAAATCTAAAGTTTCTGTGTATGATGTCCAAATGGTTGGGTCATCCATCATGACCAAGTCCACATCATTGGGATTGTCTAACGGGGATGCAGCAGTCATGATTACACCAGAGCGCAATTTTTGTTTGGTTTGTTTTTCAACTACACAACCAATTATTTTGGAATCATAGTTCAGCACGAATTGGTTAATAATGAACCCGTGTGAAGTTAAAATGGAAATGATATCAGGTGCTAACAAGTTGTATTTGAAGTCATATGATTTTATTACATTGGTTGGTTTACAATTTGGAAAAATTGAGTCTTTGATAAGTTCAATCATGACTTTCAAATTTATCATCAAATTCGGTGCTAATAAACTGAATGATGTTTTCATGTCTATTTTATCATCACCGTTGTACGTGAATTGAAATATAGGTTCATAATAATTGTACTCTTTGATCAAAATGACTGTCATTTTTTTCAAATCAAAATGATTGTTAGAGTAATGACTTGAAGGACAAATGATGTTAAGTGAATCGCTGTTGTCGTCTTTAGGAATTTCCAAAATGATAAGGTTGTATCCTACTTTTTGCATAAAAATATTTGGGTTGAATGTGGTAAAAATATCCCACATGTAAGTATGATCAATGACAACTTCATCATTTTCAATAAACTTTCTGAAATTTTCATAAGAACTTATTGTTTTTTTGATGCTGTTTTCAATTTTCAATGCAACTTCTGGAGATTTTCCTTTTGCCATTGATTTCATTTTACGAACATAGTTTGTTGTTTTGTAAATTGAGACAACCACTTCCTTTTCCATAGAGTGAAAGGTTTCAACAAGTGTTCCATTTTGATACGTAATAAACGAGTCAAGTGTTATGCCATTTAATATTATTTTTTTCATTTCAGAAATTTTTTTGGGCACTGGATCTTGACGCAAGGCTGCCATGCAGCCGATAAAAGACTGCAATTCACTTAACTGCGATGGTTTTTCGTCACGTCCAAATTGATCTTTGTCCCATTCTTGAACTCCCCATCGTAATAAACATTTGGTTCCTTTGACCATTGTTTTTTGTAAATTGCAGGAACTATTGTCATAATTAAAAAATTTTTGAATGGATTGTGGTAAGTAACCCCGACGTCCTGCTGGAATTGGAATTTTGTCAGGGCCAATTATGTATTCAGGTGGAGGAGCATTCGGTTTTTGAACAGGAACAGCTGGAACTGCTTCATCTGAAATGCTGAGAACAGGGAGTTCTTCTGGTGGCGATTGTGATTGTCCTGGCGATTGTGATTTTCCTGGTGCTTGTGATTGTCTTGGTTCTTGTATTTCTGGTGCTTGTGATTGTCCTGGTGCTGGTCTTGGTGCTTGTACTGCACTATCTCCCTGCATCAATTTCTGTTTTGAACTACGTAGTTTATCTTCACATACTTTCAAATCGGAAAAATCTTGTTTTTTTTTGAAGCAACATGGGACACACAATCCATCAGGATGGACGCTTGTGTTCAAAAATCCTGGATAATGTTGAATGTACCCCTTTTGATTCATATGTTCTTTTGCATAATCATTGAATTCAAAAATGAATTTGTCACGAGTGACCTCTTTTTCTTTTTTTCCAATTATATGCGATTCAAGATTGTTGTCTTTAATCTCTTTTTCGGTCATGGGTCGGCGGTGTTTGAAACTCCAATATCGTGGACACATGTAATAATATTTGTTGTCTGGATCCGAACCATATTCAAGGGCATCTTTTAAAAGGGGTTTTGTTTCAGGATCTGAATTCAACTTGTCATATTCGTCTTTGCTCAAAACAACAGGTTGCCGTTTAATGTTTGATTGGCATGAAGTGGAATATGTGTCATAATTTCCAGATTTTTTGGACAAAAACAGAATGGGTTCAATGTTTTGTAATTTATTTTCAAAAGGGTTTGGATTTTTTAAAGATTGTGGAGCATAGTCAACAGCCTCTTCATCGTTAGGCTGCATTTGCCTTTGGCTGTGTGTTTGATTTTTGCGAGGTGCTCCTCCAGATGTGTCGCTGTTGTTGGATGTATCATCCTCTTCTAAAATTAAATCACGCAATGAAGCAAATTCATCATCGCTACTGCCGTCAGCATCATCCTGCACACTTTCAGTTTCTGTTTGGTTTCGTTCAAATTGAAGTTGATCATCAAATGATAAATCTTCAACTAGATCATAGAGTGGCAGAACTGCAGCATCATCATTCAGTTCTTCAGTAACAACCAGAGTTGTTTTCATGTTTTGTCCGCGTACGCACATTTTTTGCAAGTCAGAGAATGGAACTCTGGTAGTTTCATTTTTTTTTTCCTTGTACATTGAAAGTCGTATCAATGAATCAATGTAAATTTCAAGTAAGCGAATGTACCATATTTGGTTGATGTCATTGATTTCAATGTTTAATTGTGTATTTTCTCTCCATATAATTGTTAGAAATCCCGGCTGTTTTGTGCGATTGCGATTGAATTTATGCGTGGCTTCCAGCACCTTTTCTTCTGTCAAATAATTCGTCAATATTTTTTGGGCAGCTTCTTCATTTATTGCTAACCGATTTTTCACAAGGCCTTCAATTATAAAATCATCTGTCATTTCTTTTCTCACTTGTTCGTTGATATATGCCTCGGTTCCAATTCGTTCATTGTAATTAGAGACCCGTTTGTACCGCATAGTGATTTCACTACTAGTTTCATGAATGACGTTGAAGACTGAAGAAATGCATCCCATAATTTTCTTTGCTTGAATCATGGGAGTTTCTTTCAAATGTGACACATAAGTAATATTTAATATTTCAATGGTTGGAACGGCAATGCTACAAAACAGTTCAATGCTGTTTCCTGTAGTGCTTTCCAAAAAACTCCTTGTTTTGATTAAAACTGGGTTCAAACACTCCCGTAAAACGGTGTCTATTTGATTGTTATAAACAGTATGATAAGACAAGGCCTTGCGAAAAGTGGCTTTTACGTGAATGTTTGCATTAGATGCAATTTCACATATAATCTCACAAACAAATCCTTCAATGCGTTGCTCCATGTAAATTGCTATGCGGTTTTGTTTTCCAATTTCGTTATCCAACCGAAGAATTTTGGGTTTTGTCAAAAGTGGGATGCGTTTTCCATTTGTTGCAAACCCAGGAGAGTAAAGACGGAACATTTTTTCTGTTTGTCCAGGTGGGGTTATCTTTATGAGTGGAGTTTGTTTATCAGTTTCAAGAACTTTGAAAAGGGATTCAAGAGAAATTGAAAAATGTTTTGACGGTTTCATAACAAAATGAATTGAAGTTATACCACGCTCAATATAATTAAAATCAACCGGGTTTTCTCTCAAATTGTAAACATCATGCAACAATTTGACCCCATTACAATGCTGCAAAAAATTGTCATCTATTAGTTTAGTAGTTTCACTCATCAATTCACTTTTGCGTGCATTGAGTGTTTCAACCGTAAATATTCCTTTTTCATATAAATAAGGAAAGTACAATTTAATGATTGTTTTATTAGTTTCATCATCATCCGGTGTCAATACATCCGAAGCAAAATACACGTTTATAACATTTTCATGTATTATTCCATATTCCAAAAGGACTGTTTTATTTTTTGTTTTTATCAAATCAGGAAGTGCTTTTTTCAAATAAGAATCATGAATAACCCTAACTGGATTTGCTGGCATAGGGTAATCATGTTGTAGAGTTTGTCCCAAAGCCACGTCTATAAACTCAGCCTTATTTTGAATTTCCAAAAGAAATGATTGTAAATCAGTTTCATAATCAATGTCATCATTCAAAACCCTGATACACAAGTCAATTAACGTGCTGTTATTTTTCAAATTCATGCATAATGTAATTAATCGTTCTTGTGAAACTGTTAAACCATGATTACATGTTAGCATTTTTATTAGAGCATCTTTTGATAAAAAAGTTTTAATACTTGCAACTAAGTAAATTTCATCATATGAGATTGGTTGATCTAACTCGGAAATTATTTTTCGTTTTATTGATTCAATTGTGTCATCCGGAAAAATGCGTTGGTCAGAATATTTTACATTGCTTACTGAAAGTTTTTCGTCTGGATCTCCGAATACAATTATTTTATTTTTATCAATTAAATTTACTAGATATGAAGTCATTCTGACAATATTAATTACACTTATATAATTGATAACATTATATAATGTTATTAAATGGTATTATCCTTAAATTTTATTAAAAACCACAATATACCCATTCAAATATGTTGCAAAAGATACCCATACTAAGTACGGAATCAACAAATAGCTTGAAAGTTTGCTTATGGCATAAAATTCTCTCACATTTAATGCAATGAATATGAGCATTGCGACAACAATGACAAAACTCAAATCAGGCCGAGCCCATTTAAAAAAAAATGGCGACCATGCCAGATTCAATATCCACGCAACACAATAATAAAAAAAACCATAAGAGCGAATTTTTCCGCGATTCATCAAAAAAATGATTCCAGAAACAATTATGAATGCATACAAAATTGTCCATACAATTGGGAAAACCCAACTTGGTGGAGTAAATGGTGATTTTTTGAGTGAGAGATACCAACTATTCTGTTTTGAATTCATTTTTCCTTAAATTAAAAATACACTTAAATTTTTTGGTTTTTAATAATATTCAATATTTGGATTATAAAATATTTTCATCACACATTGTGATGACAGGTGTAAAAAACAATTAAAAAAAAGTGTTAGTTACACATACACATACACACACACATACCTTTTTGAAACTATTTATTTTGCGGGGACGGGGACCCCATTGTCCCACCTGCAATTATAAACAATTTTGATGATGCCTTGGTTGGACATGGTCCTCATGACACCCATACCATGCAGCAGATTGTGCTGCCATTCGCCTTCAAACTCAGTCCAGGTTGTCATGTGTGAGTCAACCTCTCCAACAACTCCGGAGATGGTTTTGTTGGTCTTGAAACAACCGAAGCCGTGTTTTTCTCCAAACATGTTGACACAGCCTTCATACTTGCTTCCGTCTGTGCTGTAAATTATCACTGGGGTTTTTGTTGAAGCAGCTGCAGTTGTAGTCCAGTATTCCGTCATTTTAATTGCGTTGTTGGTTTGGTTCACTATATTTCAAATACTTTTTCAATTTTTGATTCAATTTTTTTTATTTGTATTATTTTTAAAACTAACCTGTGATATGCTCGCCGACTTTGCCTCTACACTTTTCATTACAAACGAGGCAATCGCAGTGGACGCCAGCAAAAAGAACGCAGCGCTGAATACAATCGTACGGTCAAACTCTGTTATTTCATAATTAACCCATGGATTAAACCGAACCAGCAAAAACACAATGATGAAATACTTCAACACCATGGAAATGGTGTCTAAATACGACGGCGCAACTGTCGCAATCCCCAACAGTGCCACCGCATATAGCACATACCACGCATACAGCAATACATAGTAAAACTTTTTAAACCAAACCTGTTTTGTTACAGCCATCCCAATTGCGTTTAAATAATTGTAATATTATTTATTCATCTATTTATTTTTTTCACGAGTGTCGTTTGAATTGTATCATTTTTTTTTGTAAATGATGCGGCGAGTCTGCTTGCGAGGTGCGCGAATGCGGCGTTTTTTTCCACCATGTTTTGTTTTTTTGTTAGCCAATGACGGAAAATATGAACCACGCTTTAATCCAAGTTCCCTGCTCATTCGTGTTATTGGGTTTAACTCGGTTGCTAGTGGATTAGCGGCTTTATAACGTTGTTGTTCATAGAAACGTTCAAGTTCGGAATTCGCCTTCCACCAGTCGGATTCTAATTTTTGTCGTGCTGCTATGGATTCTTTAGTTACTTCGCCGTTTTTTGTACTGGGGGTTGGGCCTTTTTCACGTCCCATGTTATCTGATTTCTTGGTTTTATATATTATGAATATAATATCTTTATAATGGCGGTATGAATAAAAATAATAAATAATATTATTTATATACATGGTTGTTTATAGTTCAACTAGATTGCTTAGTGTGCATCCAGTCACGGTTGTAAACGGCAATACATGTTATGAAATAACTCATTATGACAAAGTGCATCACGTGTTTATACCGCAATCCACCGTGTTTATTGCCCTGCAACATGCTGGTGATATTCATATTTTCAATCTGAAAAATGATGACAACTTTCCAGACGAGTTCAAGGTTTATATTGAATCAATTGAATCGCAATTGGAAATATTTTTTAATGAAACAACTCCGGTTCACCTTGTGTTTGATTTACAAAAAGTCATAAATGACGCCAATCCACACCATTTTGCGGTAATAAACATGATAACCAAGGACCGCAGGTGTCCTGAAATAATGGACTTGACGCACGCGAAAACAAAAATAATGGAATTGAATGCAATCCTAAAAAAGAGATGCCCTGCTTTTTATTTGAATCTAGATTACACCACGGCATTCCCCGAAAATAGTCATGCATCTATGTACTATGAAATTTATGTGAATGCGTACATTTGTCCTAAACTAATACTTTGTTTATTCACAGAAGTAAATAAAATAAAAAAATGTGTTTCATCAATTACGCTCAATCGCCAAAGCGATGATGAAATGAGTATCAGTTCTAGAACTGATGTATCATATGAAGGACGGAAGTTCAACATATTGTTGAGAGCCGTTGCAATAATGATATTAAAACACATCATGCACACAGCCGAAACATTAGTATCCAATGCGGAAAATGTAATTTCTGCATTTATAATGTTGAAATGGTTCAATGCAATGAAGATACATGGAATGAATCAAAGAGTGCGAATGCCACACGACGATGACCTTTTCAACACACTCACGCGCTATTTTAAAACCCATCAAAAAATGGAAACCCATGTTGAACTGAACAAACATAATATTGAAAATGCGGAGAGAATTTTTCACGAAACCGTTGCACGAATGAATTGCGAGCCACTTTCGGGCGGAAAACATAGGGTCAAACCAAGGAAGCCGAAAAATACCAGGAAGCTGAAGAATACAAGGAAGCTGAAGAATACCAAGAAAAACAAGCCCCCAAAATATAATAATATGGGAGTCCCAAAATAAATAAAATATACATAAAATATTAAAAAATGAAGTTGAATTATAATCGGTCACTAATTGTGCACTTATTTCACATTTTTTTTGTGGGAGGTCTCTTTTTGTACATGGGAATTCATAAAAATTCTGCACCTAGTTGGATATATTATGTTCTTTTGTTTTTGGGCATTGGCGTTATTAGTGCACATGGATTTAAATTGATTAAAAACAGATATTCACTTGTTTCATGGTTTCATGTTTTGATTGTTGCGCCATTGGTGTTATATATTGGTTATACTGGTGCACATGCACCACAAGTTGCATACCAGCTCATTTTAGGAGCGGGAATTCTTGCCATAGCGGATCATGCATACTGGTTAATTCGTGGTACTTTTTTTTGAGTCGGGAGATACATTTTGTTTATGAGCAATATACATGATAAAATACAATTGTTGCGATGGATGTAACGAATTTACATAAAAAATCGTTTCTTTCATTGTGATGTGTTTTTGGAGAGGTCTCAAAACATTGATGTAATGTTCATGCAGTTTAAACATGTGAGTTTTGAATTGTGGCGGGTAGTATTTCAGTTCTTTTTTTTTTTGTATGTAACATTCAATATAGTTTTGGAACAATTGACTTGTGTGTGAAAATAAATTATCACGAAAAAGTTTGAATTTTTCGGAGTGTTTGGGATTTGCTTTTAAATACATTTCAATTTTGGTTTGTTTGCGTAATGATAGATATTGAAACAGTAATTTGGGCTCAAACCCGTGAAGGTTTCTCAAAAATTCATAATTTGGATTTCTGTATTTGAAACGGGATCCTGTTTTCAAATCCCTGCAAACAATTCCTGGAAAGTCATGTGATGAATTCAATGATGCATATTGAGATTTCACTTCATTCAATTCTTTATCGTACACTCTTGGCAATTTAACAAGAGTTTTTTGATTTTCGTTTATCATTTTCAGGTGGTTTTCACGCGGTTCTTCAACAATTTGCAAATTTTCATTATCAATGTTGTATACTGCAATCAAATAGAGAGACAGTGTTTCAATCTCACCTACGATGTGGTTGTTTGGATGTTGCATTACAAAACTGTAACTTTTTGATTTATCCAATGCATCAAACTCCAAGTTGCTGTCATTCATGCATTCCAAAAACATGCGACGAAATGTTTTTTTTTCTGAGTCTGTCTCACTGTTGGCATTCATTCCCAGTGAATGAAACACTACTTTTCCACCCACAGAACTTTTTGTTGAAATTTCCCAACATGCGCCATCTTCTTGGCCATTGGGACGATGATAAAACAAGTTGATCATAGTTCCCTCAACAAATTCTTCCACTCTTATGTTTTCATGGGATGAACCTGCAAGTATACACTTTGCAGGAGAAAACGCTAAAATTTTTCCATGTTGGTCTAAAACAACTGATCTAAATAGTCCAATACTTTCCAATTCATCGCATTTCAATTTCCCAGTTTCATATTTCAAAATGGAATACACTTGGTCCCTTTCTTTCCACTTTTTGATTGTAAGATTCAACGAAGTGAGAATGGATTCTAATTCAATGCTTGTTGGATCATGAAACAACAAATGAAACAACCTTAATATTGAAGAGCCTCCTTTTTTCAAATCATACACCCATTCGCTTGACATTTGAGTTTGTTATGTTGTTATGTTTATTTTATTAGTTGTCTTTAACTACATTTATAAATTGTTTTACATATTTGCACCGACCGTTTGACGAGTATAGACTCACTTGCGGCGTTTGATTATTCTGTGGTTAGACCTTTTGCCACCCACACTGTAAGGGGTTCGGCGTGACGTTTTGGACTTTGCCGCACTGCTCGGAAGTTGCATTTGCCTATGCAACGCCTTTAATTGTGTTTTTGCTTGTTTTAAAGAGACATTGGGTAAACGTTTGACACTGCGTTTCAAGCTTTTACGAACTGGTGGTTCGCTATTTGGATGTCGTTTTTTCTGGATGAGCATCAAGTCTTTAAAGTTTATTACAGAAGCCGGGTCAAATTTTTCAGGCCACACAATTTTGTTACGACACATCGGACACGCTTCTTTTTTCACATCATCCACGCACGCCGTGTGCATGGGGTGAAACCATTTTCCCTTTTCGTCTTTGTGAAAAATCACTGGCATAAAAACGGGAGGTCTTCCCTTGGGATTGTGTTCAATGAAATTTTCCATGCACACTGGACAGGTTGTTTCAGTTTGGTCACTTCCCATAGCTCTGAACTCGGCCAATGTTCGTGCAATACGCGTTTCAGCTCCGGGTGCTTCTTCAAACGCCCGCCTGGCAGCCTCTTGTGCCGCAAAAACCGGATTAATCCATTCTGCATGATGCAGTGGCAAGAGTACAAGACGTTCTGTGATTGGCCGGACAACTTCATTCATAAAATTTTCGGTGGGGGGAGTGATGTTTGGAATGACTCCGAATTGATAAGGATGTCCCTCCGGATGTCCCTCCGCTTGATTGAACACTTGAATTGCCATCATTACAATGTTCATTGTGCCAGGATGTATTGGCCTACCGTCATCATACCGGCGAGCAATCACAAGAATTCCATCATCAATGAATTCTCCCAAACGGTCTGAGTGTTCATTTAAATTCGGGTCGTTTCTTAATCGGGTGAAAATAGCTACAAGATTTTGATAATCTGCGTGATTAAACTCTCCAAAAATATCAGTCGTTTGATTCACAAGACGACGAAGGATGAAGTTGGTTGGTTGATTTTCTAAATTCACTAGACGTGGATTTTGCATTTTGCAATGTGTGGGTTATATACAATTGAGCATAAAAAAATATATTTCATAAAAAGTATCATACAAAAATACCATTGACTTTTCCACTTTAAGGTCAAATGAAAAATAATATAATTTTTAATTTATATTATTTTATGCGATCATGGCTTCCAACGCTGTGGGCGCAAAAAAATTATTATCGTGTTGTAATTTCGGTTAGTAAACTTGATTCAAATCA